CACGCCGGCGCTCGGCGCCGATGGACCGATCAAATTCACAGCAACGACGAAATACGTGTAGGCGGAGCCTGTAACGGCCGTCGTGTCGACGAAACTCGTCGAGCCCGCTCCAGCTTGCCCGATTTGCGACGACGACCCGAATGCTGCGCCGGTCCCGTTGGCGCGGAAAATCTCGTAGCCCAGCACTTTGTCAGTGACGGGATTCGCGGTCCATGTGAGCGTCGCGCCATTGATCGCGAGCCCTGTCGGCTTGACTGGCGTGCCAGGGTTGCCGCCACCGCCTCCGCTGCCGCCCCCGCCGCCAAAGCCGGCGCCGGTCGTGGTGTACTTGTACGCTGTGCAGACCGAGAGATCTTGCGTCTCCTGGCCGAAGGTGTTGAACGACTGGAATTTTAGACAGATCGTCGCGCCGACATATTGCGTCGGCAGCGTGTAGAAAAGGGTGCAGCCCTTCGTGTTCGACACGTCGATCATCGAGAACTGCGTGCCGCTCGCGTGCGAGCCGGGCGACGTGCCATAGAGGCCGCGCTCGAGATACGTCAGGTTTGCAGTGAACGTGCCCGTCGCGGCCGTGTTGCCGAACGCCAGGAGTTCGCCGGCAGTGTCGAGCACTTCAAAGCCGCCGACCAGCGTCGGCTGCGCGCTTATGAGCGAGAGCGTGCGGAAGGCCTGTGCGTCCGCATTGGTGACCGTCTGCGGCGGTGTCTGGCTTTCAGTCGCATCGACTGCGAGCGTGTTCGTGACGTCGGGGTTGGCGCCGCCATAAGCCGCGAGGCTTGAGGTCAGCAGACCTTGCGGCGCGGGAGCCTTAATCTCTCCAATGACGGTGTACGTCGAGCCGCCGTCGAACGAGGCGTTCACGAAACAGCCGCCCCAGTTGATCCCGCCAGACGCCGAGATGATGACCTGTGCGACGCCATTCGTCAGCGCCGAATTGGATTCGACCACGCCGGGCGTGTTGACGTTACCGGGATCCTGGTTGAGCGGCGGATTGGTCTGGCCGCCGCCGACTTGCGTCGAAAACGTCTGATAGGTGCCGATACCCTGCACGAGCTCCTCGGCCTGGAAGGAGAGCGAGCCCTTGGCGTCTTCGTCGACGTCGGTGATGCGCACAACCAGCTTGTTCAGATTCTGGTTCGGGTCGCTGATCGTGACGATCGAACCTGGGATCAGGCGCACAAAGCGGTAAGGAGATTTCCACTTAGGAAATTGGCGAATGTATGCGGCGCGCCGGCCAATGAGATAGACCGCCGTCGCGGCGACCGCTGGATTGCAGATCTCGCCGGCTTGCGTGCTCGAGCCGTCGCGCTTGCCGAACAGGTCGTTGAGCGTCTGATCCTTGTATTCGACTGGGGTCGAAACGTAGCCACGCGTGCGATCCGAATATTCCAGCACCATGCGGTTCTGGCAGTCGGCTGGGTCCTTGCGGTCAATCTGGATCGTGCCGTCGAGGATGCTGCCGTCGGCGGTGCTGAGATCATACGCCGGCGCGAGATCTGGAACGAACGAGCCGATCGAGGAGTCGCCGAGCGGCAGGCAGCGAAGCAGCGTGCCGTCCCAAAAGATCCACGAATTGCATTGCGCCGCCCAGCGATCGAGGACGGACGTCGCCTTCTCCTGATTGACCAGGAGCGGCGAGAAGTAGAAGCCCTGACCGTCCTGATAGGCGCGGAAATCCGTCAGCGAGAAGAAATCGCCAAGGCTAAAGTTGATGCCATACTGCGGATTGCACAGCAGATCGGGAATGATGTCGGCAAAGCTGCAATCGGTGCCAGGCGTGTTGACGTGCGTTTTTGGGTTGGTCCAGCCAGCCGCGGTGAGCGTGTCGGTAAAGCCGAGCAGGCGCACCATTTCGAACGCGTCGTTCGGCACCGTTGCCGACGAACCGAGATCCTCGTTCGGATTGAACACATAGGCGGTGTAGGCGTAGGCGAGCGCTTCCGTCGGATGGTTCGTAGTGACGTAGGTTTCCGGCGCCTGGCTCGCTGTGCCGAGCATGAGGCTATAGCCGGTTGCGGAGAGCGGTTTCGCCGTCGCTGTCGCGCCCTGAATCCAGACGTTGACGCAGCTATCGAACGGTCCTTCGCCGAGCGCCAGGATGACAGCAGCGGTGTAGGTGTATTGCGCGCTCTTGCCGAGGCCGCCTTTGCCCTTTCCGCTCTGGTTATGCTTTTTGAAGTCGTTGGCCCAGACCAGGTTCGCGCTCATGCGGCGCTGACCGACCATATAGGTGATCGGCACGTCGAGCATCGACGTGTTCACCTGCAGCTGCGAATATTTGATCACTGCCTGGGTGTTCGATTTTCCAAACAGTGACATCGGCTACTTGCTCCAAATGTCGTAGCCGCGAACCGGTCTCTTCCAGACGCCATGCACGCCGAGGTCGACGTTCTTCAGAAGAGCGTTATCGCGCCTCGAGACGAGCACGCAGCGCGCGTGACCGAAGGCATGGATTACCTCGTCCTTGTTGATGAGAAATGCGCCATGCGAAAAGAGTTTCGCCCACAGATAAACAAGCACGTCGCCGACCTGCGGCTCGCTGACGTACGTGCCGCCGAGCTTGTCCTCGACCCACTCGAGAAAGAGCTCTCGCGTGCCGTGAAGCATCTCGCGCGGATTGTACGGACGCGGATCGAACGGCGGCAGCACGCCGGTGTCGACCGTGACTCGCGTCAAAAACATCGCGCAGTCGACGAGCCCCTTTGGCCCCTTGATGTCAGCGCAATCGCCGAACGGCGTGCCGATCCACGTCATCGCCTCGTTGATGATCGCGGCACGCGCGCAGGCCTCCGCCTCGCTCTTGAATTCGTAGACTTCGTCAGGCTTGCCGACATTATGGACGTGGATGATGCGAAGCGCATTGCCGTCGACTTCGACGCGCTGATGGACGTACATCAGAACGCAGTGTCGGGCGGCGGCACGAATGGGAAGCCGCGAAAATGCTGTAGGTTTGAGAGAGCGCTACAGCGCGTTGTGGTCTTATCGCAGCCTTCAAACGCGGTGAAATTGTCGCCAGCGATCGGCAGGGCCGAGAGTGGATAGGCGAGCACCAGGCCGCTGGAATCGGCGAACACGATCGTGCGCCAGTTTCCGTTCGCTGGCCCGCTCGTCATGTGAACCGAGCCCAGCTGGTAGCGTGACGGCGTCGAAGGCGCCGAGGACCATGGCAGGAATAGCGTCGTCGGCGAAGCGCCAACCGTGTAGGCAGTTGTAAACGCCGCGCGCGACAACGTACAGCCAGGATCGCAAAAGGCGTGGTTGCAGCCGAGCTGATAAACATTGCGCGGCACGTATTGGTCGAGAAGGTTGTTCTTGCCCTTGCACGTGACGACGGTCTTGACGGCGCCGCACGAGATTTTGCCAGTGAGGCCGGCAAACACGTCGATCGTGCCGAGCGACGTATCGGGCGGATTTGAGAGCGGCAGTTGCATGAAAAGCGTCTGACGCAGAATTGTCGCGCCATCGAACAGACCGTTGCGCAGCTGCGCCTTGAATGCCTCTCCACCGCTGAACGTGATGTTCGAGTTGAGCAACTCGATGGTCATCTGGGGCACGGTCATCGTCTTAGTGAGACGAAATCCGGAGCACGTCAGGAACGGATCGGCTGAGATAAAGACATTCCCGCCGACTGTGAGATTGCTGCTCCAGCTCGTGAAGCGATAGGTCGTGGTGCCGTCCTGCAGGACGAACGTAAAGAGATCCGCGCGCGCCAGCGGTACGTTGCCGTCCGCCAGTACTGCTGCGAGCGTCGGGCTACAGGCGCGCAGGATACTCACGAAGCGAGCCCAGCCGCTTTGACCGACCGCAGCGTGATCTTTTTCAAGCCCCACAGACGATTCATGAACTCTTCGAAGATCATTTTGTCGTCGGCAAATTTGCAAAAGTAGTAGTAGCTCATATCGACGGTGATGACCTTGCCCGCGCCAGGCGTGGTGTTGAATTTGATCTGCTGGTTTGCCGGCGTCGTCGAGATCACGCTGTATGTGCCTGGGCTCTGCCACACACCATCGAGATACGCCGCAAATGTCGCGACCGGATCGACATAGCCGACCGGCTCGGTGCCGACGTTCTCGCCGAGGCCGAAGCTGCGCACGAGCGTATAGACCGAATTGACGCCGTCGGTTGTGGCGACGATCTGCGACAGCACGGTATTATCGCTCGGGTTCTTGAACAGGAAGCGACCGCTTGGGCCACCGATGCGCAGCCAAAATCCCATGATCGTTTTGAATTCGATGCCGCTGTCATCGAACGTGTCGCGCAGCACCTGGTAGGTGAGCTCGAACTCGTGCACGCCGGTGGCCGAGATCGCGAGATCGACGTCGACGCCGGACGGCCCCCTCTCGCTCAGCGTGAAG